AAAGAACAAGAACAATAAACGGTGTAAAGTATGCGTGTAGTAATAACTCCAACTACGTAAAAGGTGGTTATGTGTACAGTCTAAGTTGTTGTAAGTACATCATAAGAATGTTTGACAAAGATAGAAATGGTTGGGTGCAAGTTGGCTACTGTAATACAATCCGTGAATTTCATGAAAAAGATATATAAGGGGGTGATTATATGAAATTAAATAAAAGTCAAAAAGAATTATTAAACGAAATATTGGCAATGGCTAAGTATATTAATGTATATCAAGAAATCGAAACACTACTTAAAAAAGGTGAACAGCCTAATTGGAGTGAGATTGAAAGCAAGTATAAAATAACTGCTAGGCAATGTTATGAAATACTTACAGAAGTTAAAAAAGACATACAAGAGGAATTGACAAATAAAATTGAAATTGAGAATAAAGCACGAACAGAACAAAGAAAACTTGACGAAAATTATATTGAAAGTTTAAAAAGATACAATGATAGAAATCATAACAAAGTCGACTAGACGACTATAAAAAAGGCTTTTAAGTCTAGTGCGTTACACACTCACAAAAGTGGGTGTGTAGGTAGCAATTTTAAAATTGCATATTTTAATTAATAAAGGAGTGTTCAACTATGAACAAAATGAAAGCTAAAAAACTAGGAAGTGGAAACGCATTTTTAAGAGGTGTTGTGATTTTTGACAATCACATAAATGGACAAACAAACCAATTCACTGGTAACACTGAATACAGCGTAGGTATAAAAATCATGAATGATGACAAACTATCTACTAAAAGTCTTAGCGACTTTATTAAAATGATGGGTTTAAGTCAAAATGATGTTAATAATATCTTTATGCGTGATGAAGAGGGAATAACATTCTTTTCAAAGTCTCGCAAGGAAATATCTGTTATTGACATAGACAATCAAATAGTAGACGCTACTAGCATAATCGGTTTTAAGGTTGTGGTAGCTTTGAATGTCACTATTTGGCAATATGGCAACACTAATAATGTTGGTGTGTACTGTAACGGCTTAAAGGTACTAGAAAAAGCTGAAACAAAGACAATATTTGATATCTTTTCATGCAGTCAATCGCAAATGTATGTTGACGATACTAAGACAACACAACTTAGCGATAGTGTTAAACAAAATACATCACAAGCACAACTAGGTGATATGTTTGAACCACAACTGGAAATCGGCAACTTAAACGACTACGAAAATATAATAGCTGACGACAAGAATATACCTTTTTAATGTAAAGGGAGGTTAAAAGATGGATAACTATCATGTTATTGTGAAGAGTACTAAAACTAATGAACTAGTAACAGAATTTAACATTTCTTGTAAATTGGGTTATTTGGTAGAATACACAAGAAAGAAATTAATAGAATTAGGATATAGTTATTACAACATTAGCAAAAATTTATATATGGTTGTATATGTTAGTGACGATAAAATTACATCTATGATATAATTTTGAATATTATTTAATTGGCTTAGTCAAGTATTGACTAGGTCAATTTTTTATGTTATAATGAAAATAAAAAAGGTGTAACTAATGATAAAAAGAATGAATAAAGGTGAGTTTAAAAAGTTCAACGATAGTGGACTTTATTTAAACTTACAAAGTTTAGAAAAAGACTTTAATTTTCTAAATTTTTTTATGGGTGGGCGTGGAATTGGTAAAACATTTAATATCTTACGGTATTTGATAAATGATTTTATAGAAAATGAAAATCAATTTATGTTAGTAAGACGAACAAACGCACAACTAAACCCAGTCACATTATTTTCAAGTATTATAGATTTTTTTGACGGTGATTTTACATTTCAAACAATAGACAAACAATTAACAGAGATATATTATAATAAAAAATTAATGTGTTATTTGTCAGCAGTTAGCACTGCATATAATTTAAAAAGTCAAAGTTTTCCAAACGTGAGAACTATTTTTTACGATGAGTTTTTGCCAACTTTGAACGAAAGACCAATTAAAAACGAGGTATTTTTATTTCTTGAATTATGTGAAAGCGTTTTTAGATTAAGAAATGATACACAAATTTTTCTAAGTGCTAACACTGTAAATCTTGACAACCAATATTTTAATTACTTTAAAATAATACTAGACGATATAAACGACGATACAATTATTAGATTAGACAACATATCTATATTTAAATTAACTACATCTAACCAATATTTACAAGAAAAAACAATGTCAAAATTTGGGAAGTTGGTTCATGATACACAATTTTTTGATTATGCTTATAAAAATAATTGGCTTATAGGTAAAGCAAACTTGAACTTTATAGATAGTGACATAATAAAGTATTGTGATAGAAAAAATGATTTTTGTCTATATTTTGGTGGTGATATATATTACAAGATAAGTTATTTAAATAAATATAGTTGTAGCACATATATATACGCTGACATAAAAAAGTCGTCTAATACAGTAACACCGTATACGGCATTTATTACTAAACAAATAAACTTTATCACTTTTACGGACTATATTCAATTATTGCATACTTTTGAAAATGATTTAAAAAATAGAACATTAAAATTTGATAGTACTAAAACATATAATAAATTTATAAATGTAATAACACCACAACTAAAATTATGATACTTGACAAAACACAAAAAACAATGTATAATATAATTGTGCTTAAATCCTCCATATTTTAGGTGTTCTTGACCTCCTATATTAATTTTTCCACCCTCTCAGTTAATAGAGGGGGTACATATCAAAACAACACAAACAATTAAAATAATTAACACTATTTTAATATGCGTATCGGTTTGATACTGTTTGTGTTATATACATAAATATAAAAAGGGGTGTTTAAAATAGATACACAAGTATATGAAAATATAGCACAAGCTATAAAAGATAATGATTTTTCAAATGTAACAAATGATATCTTACAACTTGTAGAGCTTAACAAAGATTTACAAGCAAAGTTGATAAAAGAACAAGAAGAGAAAAAGACAAAAGAAGATAGAATTACATTTTTAGAAAAAGAAAATCAAGAAATTAGAGCTACGCTAGGCGACAATTTTCTAAAAATGAAAGCACAAGTAGTAGAAAATGATAAAAAGATTGATAGTGTTGAAACTGTTGACTTAGATAGTATTATCAATCAAGAAAGCGAGGACTAAACATGGCTATATCAAAAAGTAGAGCAGTAGTTGGACAAGCACTTAAAAGTAGTGGTGTAGAATTTGATAACGTAAAATCGTTTTATGTTGATGACAATTTACTAGCAATGACTGGAAAACAGTTACTTGCAAGTGGAGTAATGACAAATAAATTTGTCGATATGTTAGTAAATAAAGTTGGTGTTACGTTAGTTAATCAACGTATGTATAAAAATCCGTTTAGTGATTTTAAAAAGGGCAACATGCCTCTAGGCGTTGCTGTTGAGGATATTTTTATAAATCCAGTTCAAGCCAAAAAATTCACAAGTGGTTACAATAACGATGTTGTCACATCGTCAAGTAACGCAACTTACGGAGCTACAGACCCTTTTATTGTTGACGAAAACGACGTTAAAGTTGTCTATTATCCACTAAATGCACAAGTTTATTTTAAAGTTACAATAAAATTTGTTGAAATTCAACAAGGCTTTAACAACTGGAACTCAATGGATAATCTTGTAAATAAACTTATTGAAAACTTGACAAACAGTGCCGAAACATGGGAATTTGAGGAAACAAAATCCTTGTTAGGAAATAACTTTGAACTTGCTACGCCGACATGTAAAATTGTAAAAGTTGCGTCAAAAAATGAGATTGATTGGGCTAGTGAGTTTGCTATTAAATGTAGAGATTTAGCACTAAATTATACATTTAATGACGACAAATACAACAACTGGGTCGATTGGGCAACTGCACAAAATTTAACTGGCGTTAATTTAAACCCAGTTACTACCAACACACGACTAGAGGACTTATATTTAATAACTAGAGCCGACATTGGAGCAAATATTGACATTTCCGTACTTGCTACAAGTTTTAATCTTGGTAAAGCTGAGTTCTTAGGCACTGTAAAATATACTAATAACTTTGGTAAATATCTTGACGAAAACGGAAAACAAAAAATAGAGGAATATCCGGTTGCGCCTGTACAAGGCACAAAATACCATATTACTGGCGAACTGGGTGTATATGACTATCTAGGCACTGACAATAAACGTCATCACGTGGAATTATATGGATATATCTTTGATAAACATTATATCCAAATTTGGGAAACTTACAACAGCGTTACAAATATTGAAAACCCAGTTTCATTATATCGTAACTACTTTAAACACTTGTGGGAAACATTTGCACTTTGTCCTTTTGCAAACGCTACAGCGTTATACACTGACGATATTGTAGAATGATAACAAAACCGTGTATTTTTACACGGTTTTACATAAATAAACGGAAGGTGAAAATATAAATTGTATATATTAATATTAAGTTTTATAACTGGGTTATTAACTTTGATACTTGTTAAAAGTGATTTCAGTGACGACGATTTAAAAAGTGTTTTATTTCTTTGTATTACAGTGTTTTTATTTTTTGTTTCAGCATTAATATTGATAGTGCAAAATTTTTAAAAAGGTGGTTTGTAAAGTGATAAAAGCAAAGTACACTTTAACGTTAGATGAAATAATTTCAAGTGGTTATGAATTAAAAAGTTTAGCTTTATATCCAATTTTTGACGAAAGATACAGAACGGTATTAAACGAAAAGATAAAAATGTATTATCAATTTTATGAAATAGCGTCAGAAACAATAGAAATATTTGATAATAGGTTATATGCTAGATTGTTAGATGTAATGAAATATTATAATCAATTTTACGAAATCGAAAAGCTAAAAAATGAAATTGGTTTTAAAGAATTATTAAATAAACGTTATCAAGATTATACTAACAATGTAGGGAATTTGAACGGCACTACAACAGTGGACGGAAATTTAAAACATTTGGGAAAAGATACAAATATATTACTAGGTAATACACTAAGAACACCAAACCTTACAACCACAACAGATATAGACTACAATAATACTGTTAAAACGCATAATAATAACACAAATACCTTTACAAACATGGGTGGAAAAGACATTACCGAAAGTGCTACTTTAAACGCAGATACACCACAAAACAACTCACCAATTACGAACGGTACGGGGGTGGATAGTTTTAACGATTTTAACAATGATGTGTTTAAAATTAATGGATATTTAACATCAGCCGATAAAAATTTGATGGTTAGTGAGTTAAAAAGCACAAATAAAAACGAACTTGACGGATGGACGACTAACGACAAAACTGGCAACGATAAACACACCACAACCGAAAAAGGTACTGAAAATAATGAACAAAATAGCACAACTACTTTATCATATGATAGTAGTAATAAAACAGATAGCACGACAACACAATTACAAGATACTACTAATGATATAACAAAGTACGGTAATCAAGATTATATAAAATCTTTACAAGATTTAATAGACAACTTGAACAACGTAGATACATTAGTATGTAAAGAATTGAGGGAATTATTTTTATATGTTTACTAACAATCAAAACAATTATGAAATATATCAAAAACAGAATAGGTTACGTTGGTTTACTGTTCTTTATGATTTAGCATTAAATAGATTTAGATATATAACAGATATACCGTTATTCAATCAACGATATTTTGAAAAACAACTAATCGATACGGGAAAAGCTATATTAGTAAATGATAATGAAGTTTACAACTTTTTAAGTCTAGGGTGTACCTTTAATGATTTTAATGTATATCAAGAACCCGTAGAATTTACGGCGATTGGCTACAATTATAGTAAAAACTTTGATGTTGGAGCGTGGTGTATAGATAATTATAGTAATTATTGTTTAATTGATATAATAAATCAATACGCCAACGATTTATCAAATATTGATACTACTTTATACTTTTTAACAAAAAAGTTAAAACAGCCGTATATTTTTCAAGTCACAAATAATCAACGTTTGAACGGTAATATATTAATGAACCAAATAGAAAATAGTGACTTTATAGAAATTTCGAAAAGTTTTAATATGGACGATATAAAGTTACTAAATCTAAATGTAAATAATACATCAATTGAACAGTTACAAGATGTAAAAACTAAAAGATTTAGTGAAATATTAGAGTTAATCGGAGTTGATACAATAGCAAATGAAAAAAGCGAACGTTTAACACTAAATGAAAGTATTGTAAATCAAGATAAAATTAATAGATTTCTATCAAGTGCGTATCAATGTAGGTTAGATTTTTGCGAACGTGCTAAAAAGCTATTTGACGTTGATATAAAAGTAGAAATCAATAAATACAATAATGTTGATATGAATTTCAAAGAAAATTCAATATATCATGTAAAAGAAATTGACGATTTAGAAGACGACGACAAGCAAGACGAATTATAAAAAGTGTAAAAATAATGTAAAGGAGTTGTTTAAATTATGCCTTGGTGGTGGTTCTATGATTATAATACATTTATCAATAACCCATCTACAATTTACCCCGAAAGTCTGACTTTACTTGAAAAAGTTAGACAATTAGAAATAAAAGTATCTGAACTAGATACTAGAGTTAAAGCCCTAGAGGATAAAAAGGAAGTGTAAAATTATGTTAAGTGGCTATGAAAGTAATTTAATCAAGTTGATTGTTGAATGTTTAGACAAACACACAACCGAATTAAAAAACTTAAACACAAATTTAAATACATTAAACAATAACTTAGTAACTTTTGATACTAATTTAAACACAAATTTAAATACTTTAAATACTAATTTAGCAAATTTAAATACTAATTTAGGTGTTAAATTAGATGATTTAAGTACTAAAATATACGGTTTAACTGGTCAATTTGATACATTTAATGGGCGTGTGTATGGAATGATGGTAACAAGCGAACAAGACCAACAGGGTTTAAGGGTGTGGTTGTCTAATGTTGGTGCGTGGTAACTTGTATATTCAATTAGAATTAAAAGAAAGGTGTTTATCATGAATTTATTAAAATTACCAAATTTAAAAGCAGACAAAAATAACAAATTTTTAATTGATTTAGTCAATAAATTAAACGGTATTTTGTCAAGTTTTGAAAAAACTTTAACAAGTTTGACATATACCGTTGACAATATAGACGCTGATATTAACAAAATAAATGAAAATTATGTAAAGGAACTTGACATAGAACCTTTTGCGATAACTGGATATGGTTTTAAAAATTTCAGCTATATTATTGAAAATGATAATGGATATTTTGTCAATGTAAGTATTGACTTATACCCACAACAAGGTAATTTATCTTTACAATCTAATACACAAGTTGCACGATTAGTGACAAATTTAGATTTAACAAATAACCAAAGTTTACAATTTATAACGTATAACACCGGAGGACCTCAAGTTTTAAATTTGACTATCGGTGCTAATAACATTATATACGTCGGAGATAATGGTATGACTTGTCTTCAGAACAAAACCGGTAAAATTTTCGGTACAATAATTATTAAAAAGTAGGTGTTTTCATGTATTTAGAAAAGTTCAAAAATAAATTAAAATATGTACACTTAAAAGTAAACCCAAACTATAAACTTTTTAAATTATTTGAATGGCTTTACAAAGATTTACAAGACGAATTTAGCAAAGTGTATAAAACTATACAAGAATTAAGAACTTATGTTGATAATCAAATTGACATATTAAATCAAAAAATAGCCAATATCGTGGTTGGTACAGTACCAAAACTTGCTAGAAACATGAAAGAATGTTATAGCAATAGTACTCAGTTATCAGCCAATACAGATTATACAATAACTATTGACTATCCGTCAAACTACAATTTGGCAACTACTGTAATTTTAGGTGTATCAGCAATAAAAACGTCGGGCGTTTATACTATGTACGATATTTCAGCAATTGCACAAAAATATAGTATTGAATTGACAAGCGAAAATATACAAGTAAAGTTAAAAACAGTTGAAACTTTAGGCGATTTAGGTTTTGTAAGTTTGCTATTGACTATAACATCAACGGAAGATTTTAATTAGCGTGTTTTACACGCTTTACATATAAAGGGGGCTTATTATGTCAAATTATGATTTGTTTGTTGCGTTAGGTAACGTAGATTTTACGTTAAATGATAATAATAGATATCAAGATATAGATAGTAAATTTATTATAAAACAACAGTTCAGTAACGCACGAATGATAAAAAATAACACTATTGATATTCCTTTGTCTTTTGATGTTGCTAACCAACATAATTTTGGTTATTATCACACTACTACTGATAGTAAAAAGTATTACTTTTTTACTATATCTTGTGATTATATAAACGACGCTACAACCCGTATCACTTTTAAAGTTGACTGGTTTTCTACTGACTTTAAAAACATAACTTTTACAAATTCATTTGTACAGCGTATGCACCCGACATTAGATACTTTAGCAACCTACCCACGAACATTAGAAAATGTTGGAAATCAATATCCACTAGTTACCAATTATATAGACGCTTTTAACTTAGACTATACAAATGCAATATATATAGTTGCAACTACTCACGCTATACCAACTAAAAAATTATTTATTGAGGCAGACGAAACTGCATTCAATACACCAATTTATCAAAAAATATATGGATTTTTTACAGCAATTGACCAAACCTTACATTCGGGTGAGTTGGATTTTTGTTATTTTGTTTGTACAACGTTAAATGAGGTCAATATATATGTTAAAAACGCCTTAGCCAATGGCTATGACGGGGCAATTGGTGGAATTTGGCGCGTGCCGTCGTTTTTTGGTAAAAGTGATTATACTAAAGATTTTACAATTAACGTAAAATATGGTAATATAAACTACAGTGAAAATATTAAGATTTTAACTAATAGTGAAAGAATTTTACAATTAAGTGCAAACGGTTTTATTTTCGCTTATCCCTCTAGTGTAGATAATTATACACCAGTTTACAAAAAATGTTTAGACGCCCAATATATAAACCCATGTATTTTAGCAAATGATAGCCAAATTGTGTATAATTATAATTATTTTAAAACACAAGAAAATCAAAACAATGTAATAAATTTGTTTTTTGATTGTAAAGGCGATAGCAATATTTACATTGTCCCTTATCAATACAACGGTAGTAATGAACATGACTTTACAAACTGCACAACTGTTAAAATCTCTGTACCAGTTCAAATTTCTTGTAATAACAGTGTATATATTAAAGACTTGAATTTTCAAAACACTACAAAAGTTCAACAGACGTTAGCAAATAGTAGCATTGATTTAGTTACTGCTACTTTTAAGTCGTTCTTTTCAGCTAAAACTGAAGACAATAAAATACCAGTAGTAAACGCTTTTACTACTGAATTAGAAAAAATTGGAGAAATTGGAGTAAATGTAACTAAACAAAGTATTGACAATTTATTAAATATGTACAATTCATGTAGAGGTGTAACAATCGTAGGTGGAACTGGTAACACTACAATTTCTAAGTTGTCCGAATATGGACAAAATATCCATTTTGGTTTTGTTAGTTATAACACCTCAGATATTCAAAAAGTAGATAGATATTTTTCAATGTTCGGTTATAATTATAGTCAATTAATGATACCTACTTTACGTGATACTTACACTTTTTTACAAGGTGATATAAACTTTATCGGAGATATAAACAATGAAAGTTTTACAGAAATTAAGAGTATGTTTATGGGAGGTGTGACAATTTGGAATGAAACAGAATTATATAATTATGATGTATAAAAAAATAGTTGGTTTATATCTAACTAATTCAATTAGATATAATCAACTGGTTAAAATATGTAATAATAACAAAAAAGTTGCTAGATTAATTTTACATTATTTAAACAACTTTAATGTAAATTACTTTGATTTTATACTATATGAGGATAAATATATGTTAAAAATATTAAAGCAAGTATCTTGTTGATACTTGCTTATTTTAATATAGTAAAGTAAGGTTCACAATATTTTTGTAAAATTTTCTTTGCGTTTTTAATCGTTCTACACACTGTTGATTGATTTATTTTAAGTTCTTTCGCTATTTGCTGTTGTGTTAAATTATCAACATAATACATTGTCATGATTTGTTTTTGTCGTGCTGTTATCCAGTATTTTAAGCCGTGAAAAATCAATGTTTTTAATCTTTCTCTAAATTCTTTATTGGTTGTAGCTGTATTAATATTGTGCAATATATATAGTTCGTGTTCAAACTCATGTATATTGTTCATACAGTCTACTTTATGATGTCTATATTTTTTCTCTCTCATATCCTAGCGACCTACATATTTTACTTGATAATATTTTCATTTGTTTATTATCTAAACTAGTAATATACCCCTTAAGCTGATTTTTATTTATAGTCAATATCTGTTCACATAAAGCAATGGTATAGTTACCGTTTAGCGTAAAATAATAATGGCATGGCGTGGCAATTTTTCGGGTGGTACTACAAGGCACTACTATAGTAGTAGGACTATGTTCGTTGCCAACGTCATTTTGAATAATGATAACAGGTCTTACACCCCCTTGAACATGACCATTGTATTTTCCTAAATCTGCCCAGTATACTTTACCACGCATTATATTAGTGTTGCTATTCATTATCATTGTAAAAATTTTCCTCCCAATATTTAAATTTTGGTGGTATATATAATATATCTTGTATAATACAGATATCACCATACAAATTTTGAACTATGTCACCTTGTCTGTATAACTCAACACTTGACAAGGTACATATATTAGTCTTGTATAGTATTTCACTATATCTTAATTCTTTAACGTCTTCTATTAAGTCTACTCCCTTTTCTGTTTTTAATCTATGCATAGTTTTAAACTTGTTACCCAATTTAAAATCGCTGAAATGGATATTTTTAGCGTACTTATTTGAAACACCAGCACATTTACAATCTTTAACAATTTCTTGCCCGTCAATATCCAAAAAATATCTTTTAGGGCATATAAATATAGCTTTAGATATATTGCTATGTTCCATATCCCAAGCACCTAGTATATTCTTGTCTATTAGTATATCAGTATCAATATTATTTATCGTCAAGTATTTATTACTATTAATACTTACGTTATCAGCACTAAAGAAAATACTATCAGTATCCATATAGTAAACTTTTCCGCCGTTTTCCATTATTTTGTCGCAACCTTCCATTAGTTGCGTTCTTGAAAGTGCAGTTATATATGAAACGACGGGCAAGTAGTAAGTATTAATCTTGCTTTCGTTAAAGTCTTTATTTTCTACTTTTACGAATTTCAAGTATCCTTTGTCAAAATTTGCTAGTACTTTTTCACGTTCCATTCTGTACTTGTTTTGCCCAAATTTTCCTGTAACAGAATTTAGCAGTATTTTTGACGGTTGATATAGTGCAGTCCCCTTTTTAGTTTGTTTAAATTTGTAAAATTTGTCGTTGTAAGCGTAAAAAAGTTTTTCAACTGCTTTAAATTCTATTGTCTTGATTACTGTTAAATTAGATATGTTATAATGCTTTTTGAATAACTGAAATTCAATGTCATATAAATATAAAAAGCGTTTTTGTTCGTCTGTATTCTTTAACATATCTATTACACTGCCATGTGTTGACATTTTCGCCATTCCATAACAATTTTTGGAAAGTATGGTAGGTAAATAACCACTTTTGATATTATAATTACACGTAAATATATACATACATATAGTATTGACCGTTGGTTCTTTGTAGTAATTATAAAAGGTAGGTTCACCGACTGGAAGACGACAATCCCTACATTTGTAAGGATAACTACTATTAATATCTATGTGATATACATTATTTACTACTTGATATTGATATATTGAATTTACTTGACAAATACCACCTTTATAACCATTTCTTAGTAATTTGTCCAATTCTAAGCTAATTTTGGGAAAGTAGTGGGATTGAAATTCTTGTAAATCCTCTTTTATTTTGATAAAATGTTTACTAGAGGTTTTTAAACTTCCACCGTGATTAAATGTAAAATAATGTGTTAAAAACTGAAAAAGTGATTTAAAATTATTCTTTTTATATTGATAAAAAAGTGACATTTTGGATAGTTCAGTATTCAATGTTGAAAAGTCCATGTTTAATATTTTATTAAATATTTTTGTTTTGATATTATTAAAATTATCAACGTAAAGATGTTTAATAGTTGTTTTAATACCTTTATCACATTCATTAAAAGATATATTACATAACAATGTATTATTGTCATATATTTCATAGTAATTATTACTATATATGTTATATCCTTTATCTGTTCTAATACTATGTACTAGACTAGATAAGTTAATGTTATCTAAAGTATTATTAATTATCATACCTTTTATAATAAAACATATACTATTATGTATGTATAGTCCATCAATAAATGAATTCATACAAGTATTATATGCCGTTGCTGATATTGTCATTTTTAAGTCAAGAAAACTAAACAACTTTATAATAGCACTACTTGAAACAACGTCATTTATACAATATTTTAATTCCTCTTTTGTGTATTTTGAACCTACCATACGTATTTCAGTGTAATTGAAATCCGTATCTTGTTCTTTGTCTAAAATGTTAGGGAATGGTAATTTTTCGCCTTTTTCGGTTGCTTGTTTGTTTAACTTGCAACACTCTTTAGAAACTTGTCTTAAACCAGTAGCCCAAATGTTGAATGTATCCCATATTTGGTAAATTTTTCCTTTATAGGTATATTCAAGCTGAATTATTCTATTGTTAGCAACTATTAAAGTGTAATATTTGTCACTTATATCTAACGTCTTTTCGTCTATCTTGTCAACTTGTTTGTATTCTAGTTTGTTAAGTTCTATTAATAAAAATGTACAATCAAAAGTAGTATTATGATAATAACATCTTAACTTTTTTAGTTTGTCACTTGTAAAATAGTATACAATTTCTAACATTTCCTTGTACAAGTTTTCTTGACTGGTTGTGCATTTTCTAGCAATTGCAAAACTATTATTATAGTCGCACATTGCAAAACTAACTGCACTACTGCAAGTATCTTGTTCGCTAGTTTTAGCTGTTTCGATATCTAAAAAAGCGTAGTTTTTAGATGTAAATTCATAAGATTTTACTTTGTTATGTGAATATGATTTTAAAGTGACAAATTCATAATTATCTAAAATATTCATTAGTCGACTACCTCGATAGTAACAACATTATTTATAAATTTATCTTGCAACAAATAAGCACTAAAACCGTACACACCTAACGTATCTATCATATATCTTAAAATCGCTGAATAATCGTTATATCCAACCACGCTGTAGCCGTTTAAATCTCTAAACTGGTCTACAAGTTGCCAAAAAATCCCAATTCTAATAGTCTTTTTCGCAAATTTCCTAAATTTGGCAATTAGTACAGCTCCATTTCTGAGTACGATTTTAAGTGTTGTGTTTAATATCTCATTGATAAAATTGTAATTGTCGTCATTGACTTGTTTAAGTTCGTCCCAAGTGTATTTTTCCTTACTTTGTCCCGACCTTTGCCTAATAATATCTTCCGTAGCTTTAGCATCGGTTGGGTCTGCGTATGTTTTAGTATAGTATTGAATTAATTGTTTACGTGACCTTACAGCCGTTAGACCTAAATTTTTTATATCATTATAAAGAGTGCTAACGGCTAAGTCGTTATATTCTTTTAAAGTCTTAGCATAATCTAATGTTGTAAAAACATCTTTTTTATTTTCAACTAAGCTAGTAAAATCACCGGCATTTTGTAAGTAGTCAATTACTATTTTACGTTTTTCAACCATGACTTGATGTGCGTTAATTGTGTTATTGTTTATAGCTTTTTCAAGTTTTCTCATTTTTGACAAATTAACGTTTGTTAAATCTTGTAAAAATTTAAGATTATATTTATAGTCTTTTGTAAACTGTTCACGCTGAGTTGTTAAAGTCTTTTCTACATTGTAGTAGTGATTAATAGCACTATGAAAAGTGTTGAACTGCTTTAATATGTCGTTTTCAGTAACCTTTTCACCACTTACCTGACTGGCTAGTCTTGTAAGTGTTGCCATTTCTTTTTTACTGTATCTATGATAATTTAATCTATAGTTAGAACTACTATTTTTTAGTAGTTCTAACTTTTTTAGTGTTGCGTTATTCATTTATATTAACCCCCAAACGTGTTAAAGTTGTTTTTATAGTTTGTAAATCCGTTTTAACGTTAATATATAACATTTCAATATCATTACTAGTCCAATCTTTCGTTATATCGAATGAAATATACTCCGAAATTTTAATACCCTCTATAAATGTACAATCATATTCAGTCCAACAATTTAAATAATCTATAATAATATTGCGTTTTTCATTGATTATTTGACTGTTGGTTATTTGGTTATTAGATATTTTACTTTCTAAATTTTTTATTTTAGATAGATATTTAGATATTAAATAGCTTAAAACGTTCGCTCTAAATTCTAATTCATGTTCCATTATATTAAACCTCCATGCCAACAGCTTGCCTCTAAATCCTCTAATGTATCGTATAACAATGAGAATATATAGTTAAGAAATTTAGCTATCTGTTGCCCTTTTAGATTTTTTATTTTTTTATAGTCTATATATCCTCTGTCAATTATATTCAAGTACGTATTTATATTATAATTGAAATCGTGCAAAAAAACAATTTTATTATAGCTAACATTTTCAATGTTGTATATATAAACGTTCATACCTTGATACACCAATCTAGCTTTGATAATAAATTTATCAACATTATACACATAAGATTTAGTATCTTTAATAAGATTAAGTGACGATTTTTCTAACTCGTCAAGTTTTCGTTCGAAATAGTAAAAATCGTGATTACTAGCCATTAATTTACCCCCATTTGTAAGATTGCTAACCCAACAGTGAATAACAATATTAAAAATATTGCTATTGCTATTAGATTTATTATAAAAATTTTTTTGTTACCTTGTGTGATAACTGCTAATATATCACACAAAGTAAAACAGAAAAACAACACTACAAAAAATATAATTAAGTCCATTTTATACCTCTAGTATCGTAACGACAACAGAATACACTAATAATATTATCGCACACGCAAACGATAAAGCATTAGATATATAAAAGTGTTCTGTATCGTCTATGTATATAAAGCCTATATCAAGTGTAAGAAATATTAAAAGCATAATACATACTATTATAATCATTTATTACACCTCCTTTAAACTTCGGTAGTCTTGTTTAACTTTATTCTTTAGATAGAATAAGTATTCAGCGTAAGATGTTACGCATTCATTACGTTCTATTTCTTTATTTAGTTTATGATTTAAAAACCCTACTTGTATTTTACAAGCATTTAAAAAGTCTTTGTTAAAACATCTAAGCCAAAAATTGAACCAAGCACAAGTAAAATCATGACTTACTACGTCGTCATCGAAAAAGTCAAACTCATTTGTGCCAACCCATTCTCTTGCTATTGTGATTGTTTGTAGTTCGTATAGTGCTAAGTAGATTAAATCTAAAAGAACTATTTTACTTTGTGTATCTCTATATGTATTGTGTGTGTTTTGTGCTGTTTGTTCGTCTATTTCAATGTCTTTATTCACATTGTATATAGTTCCTTCACCTTCAAATACTTGATATTCGTCACGTGCTTGAAACCAAACATAAAAATGTCCGTCAACTTCACAATCTAAGCCAATAACGTAGTCTTGTTCCTTCTCAACATAATATTGTGTGTGATTTTCAGGCATTATATTAAAGTAAACATGTTCAACCCATTCACCCCATATCTTAGTAAATTCAGGATATTTTTTAGCCATTCTTCTTAAAAGTGTACTCACTCTTTTACAATCTGTTTCAAAATCAATTGTTTGATAAA